TGTTGCATTGCCACTAGCATCTAAAAATACTGTTTTGGCTGCAGGTAACGTACAAAATATTGTTCTTGTTCCAGAACTCCAGCTAACTGCATTATTAGAATTAGAACTAGCTAAGATAGTTGTTCTAGCTAATGTAGTACCAGAAGATGTGAATGTGCCTAAACCAACCTCGAAGTCTGTACCATCGGAACAAGCATAATATGTGGTATCAGAGTTACTTAAATTAGCAGTAAAAGTCTCAAAGCCAGTAACAGCACCACCTAAAGTATATGTGCCAGTACCAGTTGTAGTCGTGGTTTCTTTTACTCTGTCTGATATTACTAGTGCCATTATTTCAACTCTATAGTAAGATTCCCTGCATTAATTCTAAAAATATCACCTGATGCTATAACCTTACTAGCATCCAAAGCTCCTACAAATAATATATTACCACTGCTTGAAGCGTCTACAACAAACACATGTGTTATTGTATTGTTTGTTCCACCAGAGGCTGGAAACTCAATATTCGCTGCATTAGTTGCAGTCTGTGTATCTGTTGAATCTGCTCCTATAGTTGTCCAACCAGAAGCAGCTACTTGTTGCCTTGCGTAGTTTGTAAAGGTTGCTTCCGTAAGTGAACCAGTTTCTGCGGCAGATACTGCTGTTGCCAATCCTACATAAATACTATCTCCAGGACTAGAGAAACTAAGAGAGTTGTTCTTGAATATATAATGTAATATTCTTCTCTCTAGGTAATTGGTTGATGCATTTGCTGTTGCCATTTTTTACTCCTATGTTCTGGGTCTGGCTGGTAAACCAACTCTGTTTGCGTCTGTGTTTTCTCTTGCCTCGCCTAAGTCTTTTAATCTTTCCATGGATTGCATATACATATTATTATAATTTTGTATAACATCCGTTTCACCTTTCATGTAAGTGTAAGCTTCAATTAAAGCCCCATAAAGCAAAGCAAAAGGTGCATTAGTGCTGACCCAAGTAGTACCACTATCAGCCCCCGCGGTCAAACTAGCCGGTCTATGATAATAGTGCAGCTCTATGGTGTAATTACTGTCTGGAGTTGGCGCTACAATAAAATTGTTTTCATCAAAACGTGCATAATATTTAGGTAAACCCGTTGTTGAGGCACTTGGGGAATATTCTCTTAAAAAGTTTACATCTTTTTGAAGTAAAAAACTTTCCGACCCAGAAGTTGTTATCTGCAACGAGAATGATGCTAAATAATCACTGGGTACCGTTAGATATTGATCTGAAGAGGTCAAGGCACTTGTTACATTTTTTCTAAAAATATCTAAATCTATACTTTTAAATATTTTCTCTTCTGCCGCTTTTATAAAGTCTGGCAAATGAGTTACAAAAGATGTTTCACTATTGTCTGTGTAATCTTGTATTGCCGTTTTTAATTGTGCTAAAGTAAAACTCATATCATGCACTCACCGTTGTTGGTCCTGCGGTAGCTCTACTACCGCCTCCTACTATACCACCTATTGTAGCGGTTTCTCCATTAGCTGTAAATGTATATGTGTCCGTAGTGACAACCGTTATGCTGTAACCCGAAGACTGCTCCAAAACAGCTTTGGTAAAACCATCAAAACCATTAACACTTCTAAAGCGTACAGTGTCTGTTGTAGATCTACCATGGCCAAATTCTCTAACTGTTATGACACCCGAACTTGCTGCAGAAGATATAAACGGATCCAGTACTAAAAGAACCTCTACAGGGTTTTCTGTTCGGCTGGGCCTAGCATCTCTAATCGCTTCGGGGTCCGCTACTGTTCTGAAAGGACCTAATTGAGGATGTTTAGACTCAAATTCATCTGGTCCCACTAGAGAACCGTTCCATTCTTTTTTTAAATCACGGTACCTATACTTCATTCCAGACCTATCGGATATACCGTATGCGTTTTTACCTGTAGCAAATCTACCCATTAGTTGGACCTTAAATAAGCATATTGAGGACTTACCGTAAAGCTAGACCTATCTCTGTCCTCACCCATAGCTCTTTCAAATTCTTCTTCATAAATAGCTTTTAACATCTGAGTTCTTTGAGGAGCTTTTTTTAAAGAAATATAATAAGCCAATCCTGCAGTCAAACAAGGATAAAATCTAAAAGGAACATCCATAGTATTAACTTGAGAATCAACGTCTTCTACTCTAGTGAGAGCATCATAAAAAATTATATCTGTGCTATTGTCCGGCACAGGCCATATTTTTAAGTTAGGCGTAATCTGTCTGTCTAAGAAAAATTGTGTAGGCCTGCCAGTAGTAGCTTTATTAGGAATGGATAATTCATCGGATCGGCTCACTCTAGTCATAGAGAAATCTGTCCCAGACCTTCTTACAACAATATTTAATATATCAATTACGTCTGACCCTAGGTCATATTCACGATCTCCAGACGTAACCGTTTGCGTTCTTTGAGTAATAGTCCATTGATTTAAGCCTCTGTTAGCCCACTCTGCAAACATAAGGTTTAAAGATCTTCTTGCAGTAGTTAAATCATATCCTGTTCTTAACTCTAAACCACATCTTTCATAAGCTTCTTCTATGTATTCAGCGGCATCCGGCTCAAAATTTGTAGAATTAGATGTTGCCATATCAAGTCCTTACTTTTGTTTGTTTACGTCTGTTTGGCATAACAATACCACAACCTCTTGCAACTATAGATCCTTTTTTAGTTTTACCATTGAAGGGTCTTTTAGCCTTAGTAGAAGGTACTTCTCCACCAAATCCCATTTTTGTGACTTTTGCAGATTTCGTGTTTGAAACAAAAGTTTTACCTTTGGCGCCTTCTTTTTTCTTTTTTTTCGCTGTAGACGCTCTTTGAGATTGAGATAAACTATTTGCTTTAGAACGAGGTAAGCACCTGTCTGGGTTTTTCTTATCTTTAGAGGTCCCGCACTTTCCCTTGATTTTTCCATCAGTTCCGATGCGAACCCAATCTTGCTTTACCCAATCTTTAAGTGCACCCATTACTTTTTACCTTTTGCGCCCTTTGCATAGTTAGGGTCTTTACAGTATTTTGAAGCCGCCATATTTGCATATGCGCTAGGATATGTATCAAAAGTCCTTTTAGCCCACGCTTTACCTGCAGGACATATCTTACTGCCTTTTGATTTTTTAGAGGCCGATCCACCATTCTTAAAATAAGTTACGTTTAATTTGGAGGGTTTAGGCCCCGTTCTTACTTTACTTGTTATCATAATAATTTCTGCGCTACCGCAGCTCCTATAATTAAAACACCTAGTCCCCACATACGAAGATCAAGACCTTTCAACTGATTTTTTTGATCTCCAAGTATTTCTTCTATTCTTTTGTATCGAAGAGTGCATTCAGCTTCGTGCTTGGCCAGCTCATGCATAACTTGTTCTGTCGTAAGTGTTTCTTTTTTAGGTCTACCTCTAGGCATTAGCACTTCCACCTTCTTCTAGCTTGTCGTAAACGACTGTTTGGATCTTTGGCTGCTTTTGGAAATTTTTTCATTTGTCCTGCACTTCTGGCACAATATGATTTTCTTCTTTTAGCAGCCGCACTTCCTTTTTTCACTTTGCCTGTTACAGCGGTCTTTAATTTACTTCCAGGGTTGTCTCTGCGGTATTTAGCCACACCTTTTTTAGTCATGCCTGCGCCCGACTTAGTGGGGCGTTTATGACCACCCCCTATGGTGTGACCTTTCATTGACCCCTTTGTAGCCATTATGACAAAAAGATAGTCAATTTATTGCCACTACCTGAGAAAGCAGAAATATACGCTCCACTTTCGGCTAATATACCAGCGTCTGGAATATTCAAAGTATGTAATCCAGTTGGAAAACTTTGAACTAATAAATTAGCTCCGCCATTACCATTTGTAATAGTTAGGGCACCCGCGGCATTACCAAATATTACTATTTGTCTTATCCTAGATCGTGCCGGACCTACTATAGCAGCATCAGCCCCTTGGTTGTGATTAAAAGCTTTTACATCAGATCTAGATGCCATGCTTACCTCCTAGGTTTAAGCGATTTGAACATACTCAATAATGAATGTGAAAGATCCCGCTGTTGTTGCATCAACTGTATTGGTAATGTTACAGAAAATAGTTCTTTCTGTATCTGTGTACTGAACAGAAGCTGGAGCAGTTGTTCCACTTTGTGTCTGTGCTACCAATGTTGTAGTTGTGACGTTATGTACTACTACAGTTGTACCACCATCTAAAATTTCATCAGTTACTGCTGCAACGATTTGAGCACCAGAACTAGATGTTCCAACCTCATATCCAATGTCACCAGTTCCAATAACGGGAGCCGTGTCACAAAATATTTTTATGTCTGTGATGATTGTATTGGCAGGTTGTGTAAATTCTCCTATTGTAGGGCTATCTCCAGCAGTAGTATTTACCGTAACTCCAGTTGCAAAGCCAACATGCTTTACATATTTGTTTGTTACAATTCCTGTTGAAGCCGTACTAGATACGGTTGTAAGAGCACCCGTAGTTGCATTTTTTGAAACTACCTGAAATCCGTTTTCTGATCGGACGGGACCGTTAAAAGTTGTATTAGCCATTTAAATCTCCTTGTCGTGGCAAATGTCAGTCAGTTTATCCGACTGTCAAGGTTTCTTCTATTATACACAAAAAAATAAGGGCGGCAAGTGCCGCCCTCAAACTGGTGCATTAATATGCTTGGAGGCTATGCCGCACCAGGTGTTCCGAATAAACATCTCCAGTCGGAAAAACCGAAGCTGTATCTTTCTCTTGCCTTAAAACGCATATTTCCAGTGTCAAAATCACCTTCCATAGCTGTCTTTATAGCGGCTCTGTTAAAGTGCTTTAAGCCGTTAGGAGCGTCTGTCTTGATAAAGAAAGCATCTGTATCAGTTAAGAAATGGTTGACGACTGCACCTTCTGGTAACATTCCCATGTTCTTAATTGCATTTGCATCATTATCAGCAGTTCCAACTCTTAAATTACTGTTTAACACTCTTTCAGCAATAAATTGTAATTCTTTTGGAATTATCAACTTAGTACCTCTGACAGCAATTTTTAAGCCTCTCTCATCCTGTAAACCAGCAATGTCTATCAAAGCTTGCTCTAGCGAAGTCTCGTTTAAGTCTGCCGCTGTTGACAATATGTTACTTTGATTTCCACTAATAGTAGGGTGAGCATTACTTAATAAAGCAACACCATCGCCACCTGCAGAAGCTCCTGCAGTAAACGCATTGTTTAAGACAGCAGCAGCTTTAATCTGCTTTGTCTGTGCCATTGATCTCGCTAATGCTTTTGTGTAACGACCTGCAAGACGATCATAAAGATTATCCTCAATAGCTTCTTCAGTAATTGAGAAAGCTAATGCAATAGTCTCATGTGTATATCTTGAAGTGAAGGTTTCTTGTGCGTCATCAAAACTAATCGCGCCACCCTCTGACTTAGACGGTGCAGTCGAAAAGCCTGCTAACATCACTTCTTCTTCAAACGCTCTATCTGAAGATTCTTCATCAAAAATCTCAGAATGCTCGTTCTCGTAACGATCGTACTCTAGACCAAACAGGGCGTTAAGTCCAGGTTCTAGCTCTTTTGCTAGTTGTGCTCTTGAAATAGCCATTTTCTAACCCCTTCCTATATGCCTGTTGTAGCGTAAGTACCTACTGCAATAGTAGTACCGCTATTAAAGTGACCATTTAACCTTACGATGTATTGATGACCAACTGCAGAATAATCTGAGTTAGCCGCATCTTCATAAAGTCCTACAATCCTAACATCAAGTGTATTAGTTGTAGCGGCTGTACTGATATCTAACATATCGCTAGATTTACCAGTAGCTGTGCTACCGTTATTTACACTTGCCATGTCACAGTTAATAAAAACATCCGCCAAAGCTGTCGCTCTGTTAGTGTTTGTACCATCTGCAACTACAGAATATAACTGCATAGGATCGTCGTAAACGAATGCTTTCACAGGAAAATCTGTGTCCACACTTACTGCGTTAGATCCGGGCCAATAGTTTTTAAAAGTAGTTTTTCCAGTAACAGAATCTACAAACTCTACACCTGCTAATACACCTAACGGGGCGATTGCTTGATCAGAAATAATAATAGTTCCTGATGAAGCAGGACACACGATCCCGCCATTGTATATAGCTGTTGTATAGTTATTTGCGATCTCATACTGAGTTGTAGCATTGTTATTAACGTTGCCACCTACCTTTCCTATCGGACGAAGACCATAACCAGCTGATAGATTATTTGCCATTTATTTTACTCCAATAATGGGGCCATCCTATTGTTTTTTAGGACCGCCAAAGGTTACACGAGATTGACGATCTGGTCGATTGATCGTCATAGTTGAATGTGCGTTTTCCCTCATCATATCTGAATCTACTGCTTGCATCTGATCAGCTTTTCTTTGATTAAAATAAGCTGTTCTTTCTGCAATAGTCTCAACAGGCATGCGAGCTAAAACTAACCCACCTACTCCGAAAACACCTTCATATTTACCCGAATCTACTATAGGGGCTTCAAAATCTGGGTATTCGTCTGCTCTCACGAGCTCCCAACCTTCTCTAAGTTTTGCGGAAACATTCTTGGTGTCATTAAAACCACGAGTTTCTGCTCTTACCCATCGATGTTTAAAGCCATCTGGTGCGGGTGGTGCATCCAGCATGGATGGTGGAGCCCACGGCTTACGCGCTGCCGCCTTCTCCCTTGTCTGTGTTGCGCGAGGAGTTCGTTTAATAGAACCTTCAAACATATCGTCTTGTTGTGCCATTTTTTACTCCTTAACGTATTTTGCGTATTGTTCTAGACTTACTCCAAGTTTTTTCGCCATAGCGACTTGTCTTTGAGTTAATCTAACCTTGTTCCCACTACTGCGCCCAGTTCCCGAGGATCTATTAACAGAAGCAACCGTCTGGGCGGGTCGCTTGCTCTGAGATCCATCTTTAAACTTATGAGGAAACTCTTCCTTCATACGTCTATCTAATGTATCATAGTACTCATCGCTCTTCGGGTCAATACCTTCCGACTCAACAAGTTCTTTATGAATACCAAATGCCGCATATGTCATGGCGCTATCTTCGCCAAACCAATCATTCTTTTGTGCCCAATTCTCTGCTTTAGGGTCCGGTCTTGGAGCAGGTTGAGCTACTGTTTGCTGAGGAACAGGACGTTCTGCAGCCACCTTTTGTCTTCTCTCGTTAGCTAACTTAGCCTGAGCCGCTCTATCGGCGTCTACAGCCAGCTGTGTCATTTTTCTCTGAGCAGCTACAGCAGCTTCAGTGTCACCAATTTCCATAGCACTTCTCAAAGCTGACTCTGTCTGAGCTAATTCTGATTCTACGCGACCACTATATTGATCAACGTAGTTGTTATCCATTTGATTTAATCTTTGAGCTAGTTCTTGGTTTTCTTTAGCTTTTAACTGCGCAAACCTAGTAGCTTCTTCAGCATTCTTTTCAGCTTCCCGCATCTTTTTTGTAAGTCGATTAATTCTCTTTTGAGTTTGATTCTCACTTTTTTTGAACTCATCTTCAGAATCTTGGGTCTCAAACCCCGAATCAACTTCTGCAGACGGCTGGTCTTCAGTAGAACTTTCAACCGTGACTTCAACATCAGGACCTTCTTCCTCTCCTAAATCTAAGTCTAACTCTGCTTGTGCTTCTTTTCCGCTCATATCTACCTCTTAATAATGTAAAATGTCTTCAGGGTCCATAATTTTTGCTAAAATCTCGTCATCATTCAAAATTCTGACTTCTCCGCCATCTATTTTAAACCGAGATCCCGCATATCGGGCAAACATTACCCAATCTTTTTCCGCGCACCAAGGACCTGCTGGAAATTTTTCTGTGTCCTTATACGCTAATGATCCTACTTTTAATACATAACCAACTTGGGTAGAAACTTGTCCTTCTTCTACTAGTTTATCTGGTAATAAAATACCACCTTCGGTTTTACCTTTACCTCTGTAAGGTAAAATAAGTATTCTCCAACCCGTAGGTTGAGGCATTCTTTCTATTAAACTTTGTTCTATTAAATTAGGGTCTAAAACTCTGTCTTTTGGGTCTACATAAGCCCCATTTAATTCTGTTGCCGATGTTTCCATTTAAACTTCCTCTTGTTCTTGCTTCTCTAAAAGATTTTTTATTTCACTATCTAAAAAATCTAAAGACTTTAACTCTCCCATGAGACCCTTGTAATGCATCATATCTTTTACATTATCAAATTCTAACGTCTCACGAATAAGTTCTCTTCTTTCTTTTATAAGCCTAAATACAGCTTGTGCAAGATAAATCTCATTCATTTATATAAAAACCTAATATCTTCTTATTCTATCGTATATCTTTCTATATCATCTAACGTATTCTGACACAAAGGACATCTATATTCAACAAATTTTATAATTCCTGCAAAAGGCACCGGTTCTTCAACAATATTTTCTTGAAAAGCCATCTTGTGAATATAACAAAGTTCAACGTCCTTGGACACGTCTCAACCCCGTAACATGTTTTCTATAAAAATAACTAGAGATCTTATTAAAAAATTTAAATAATTCTAAATTTACGCGAATCATTACATACACAAGTCCTGATACTTAGTTGTGTGAAGTCTATGCTTCGATAAATCTCTACTAGAAGAAGTTAATAATTTTTTAATCCAATTAATCATTTTGTTAAACCTTTCTGTTTTTCATAGGTTCTAAGTCCACCTAAACCTAACATGCCCATCAACACTGTCATCAATGATCCCATGTCAAATGTAGGTAATTCTGGTATAGCAACTCCAATATATGCACACAAAAATATAGTTATAGGAGCTAATACAAAATGCCAACACAGTGCTACACCACAAGTCCAACCTATAAATGGTCGCCAGCCCGCCACAAAGATTGACTTGTGTTGAGCTTCTGCTTTGTTTATATCTAGCTGACCTTTAGCTAGTTCCTGTGCATGATTCTCTGCCATAGTTGCCACCTCATGTGCCAACTTATTCTTCATGTCTTTGTCTTCTATAAACTTACCAAGTAAATTACTTACCGGTCCTATCAATGCTGTTAACATTATTATCTCCTTTATGTTCGTGACCCATCCATATACCAAACACACCTGTCATTACACCCATAACCACAGATACAAAAGCTGACTGAGCGGCAGTAGGAGAATCCAATTCCATAAACCATTCAGCACATCTCCAAGACATAACTGTACTGGCGAGCATCATTAACCTTGGGAGGATTTTCCACCTCAGAAAAGTCTCTACATTCATTGTTTCAACACCTCATTTAAACCAAAGCCTTCTAACAAAACTAAGGTAAAAAATAATAATAAAATACCACCAGCTATTAGTTTGCCGCTAAAGTTAGTAGAACCAATTTTTATTGCAACAAATTCATTCCCTAATATTCTCAAGGATAATTCAAAACTGTTTTGACCAATGTCTAAATTTATTAATTTCTTTTTTTCTTCTGTCATTAGTAAACCCTCACTTTCTCTTTGTCTACGAAAGGCACTAACTTACACATACATTCATATCTTTGCGGCGTATTGTCTTTCATAAAAGATTGATTGTTTAGTTTGTCTTTAAAACCTATGCAGATATTGACATCTTCAAAGTGAATACCACCCGTGGCTATTCCATTTAAAGTACATGCCAAAAGAAATGCGGTCACCTCTAAAGAAGATCCTTGTAATAGTCAGAATTAGGAGCAAAAACCTCCCCACCATCCGCCATTTTAACAGGTTTGACTTTATCTCCGTGACCTTCTCTTATTAAAAACTGCTCAAAGCTCATAGAATCTGAAGCTGGACCATCAAAAAATTCTTTTCTTAAATCCTTTTCACTTCTTTTATCACCTTCTTTAGCCACCTTGACCTCCTTGGTTGTTTTGTTGTTTTAATAATTCACGTTGCATAGACGAATCAATTCTAGCCTTAGCTATACTCTCAGAGCTCTGTATTCGCTTATCAAACTGCTCGCTTCTCTGCTCGACCTTCTTCTCTTCAAGCCCTAGTTTAGCCCTGTCTACCTGAGAATCATTCTGTTCTGCTTGCGCCTTTAGTTGTAATTCTTTCTCTTTCAACTGTACTAAAGGATCCGGCTGACCAGCTCCACTTAATTGAGCACTTAAAGATTTTAACTGAGACATACCTTCTGCAACATATTGAGCGGTCTTCGCTTCCATATCAATCATCTGTTCTTCAGATATAGCCTGACCACCTCCCATTTGTATTAAGTCAACAGCTGCTCTTTCACGAGCTCCAATCTTAACGTGTTCCATTATGTGCTTCTGTAACGCCACCGCCATCTGTGGAGACTGAGCTACAAGAGGTGTAGATCCAAAAACCATGTGTGCCATTATATGTGCTTCATGAGACTGACCCTCAAAAACAGTAAGCTTAATCTGATCCAAAACATCTATGTTCTCCTGAGCAGGATCCTTTGGTATAGCCTCCGGCTCTGGTGTTCTCTTCAAGACCCGGTCTATATCTCTGACACCCAAAGCCTCATACATGTCCCTAAACACTTCATACATGTTGTGCATATCAGGAGCTGACGTAGCTAACTGCATCTTAGTCTGAGCCAAAGATATCCTCTGTGCCTGACTGAATACATTCGGATTAGAAACAGGAAGTACATCTACCCTGTCATCAAAATCCTGTCTTCTTATACTGCCATCAACACCCGTTATTGTGTAAGGATACTCGTCCGGTAAAAACTCAGACATCACCTTAGATAAGAGCTTGAACTCTAATTTCATCGCATAATGTAATCTCTTATGCACCGCAGACATGACCCGTGAGCCCTGTTCCAACATCGCTATAGTCGTGCCCACAGCTGCCTGTTGATTACCATCGCCTACTTTCAAGTCTGTTATGGTAGCGAATCGTTGTCCCGCATCAACTACAAAGCCTAGTAACTGCATTAAGGTCTGATCGGGTCCCTTGAATGGCAATGACATTAAACTTGCTTTTATATCACCACCTGGAGCATCTACATCCCTAAACTCTCCCGGCTGTAAGGGCTCGTCATCATCCCTGATCCGTAGGCCGCGGGCCTTGAAACCTGCTGGTAAGTTCGATAACGTGCCTGCATCAATCAACTGCCTTAGTGCAGCAGTCGCGGTTCGCGATAAACCACCGATTGTATGTATTAGTCCTAGTCCATAGAAACCAAAACCCGGAAGAAACTTGTAATGTACAAAATATTGTATCTTAGACTTCTTTGCATCGTCTTCCCTGAAATTCCTGCGAATCGACAGAATTTGGCCATTATCCTGAGAAAGAGTGACAATATAAGGAACTTTTATGCCTGTCGGCTCACCGTCCTCGTCTAGCTCCTCATAACCCTCAAGATCCAGATCAACATGACATTCTAATAAAGTGCAGTCATAATTTATCTGAGATGGATACATTCCATCTATTCTTTCTAGCTCATCGTTCAGGGCTCCCGATTCGCCCTGTGCAGGTATAACAGGAATGTCCCTGTAAAAACCAGCAACTTGCCGCTTTCTTAAATCATTTAAGCTCAGTTTCAAAACTTGAGTAATATTAGGACAAGTTTCCAGATCCGTGGTGTTGTAAGGTACAATCAAATTCTCAGCTGGAACAAACTTACTTACAGCTCGTTCTAAGTTCTCATCATAATAAACTTTCTTAAACGTACTACCCGCTAACGGTAAATAAAATAACATCTGATCTAATTCAGGAGTGTACTCTTCCATAACACAAGTTATGTAGTAGTTCATAAACTCCTTTACTCGTTGAGCTTGATCTTCTTTTTCAGGAG